AAAAGTATTTGCTGTTAGTGATGATGGAAATGCAGAAGCATTAGAAGCAGGAAACTACACAATGGAAAATGGAAACAAATTAACTATCGGAGAAAATTCTGAAATACTTGATCTTGGAGAAGAAAAAGAAGCAGAAGATGTTGAGGCATCAGAAGAAATGTCAGAAGATGTTGAATCTAAAGAAGAAGAATTAGCAGAAGATGACGAGGCGGCTGTTGACGATTGGGCAGGAATGGAAAAGAGAATTAAAAACTTAGAAGATGCCGTAGCAGATTTGAAAAAAGACAAAGTAGAAGCATCTGCGGAATTATCAGAAGAAGTAGTAGAAGAAGAAGAAAAGACTGAAATGTCTAAAGAGGTTATGGGGGAACTTATGACACAAATAGAAGAATTAAAAGGAAAAATAGTTGAACTAAGTGGCGAAGCTGCTGATGAGGGCATTACGTATTCACCAGAGGGAACAAACGCTACATCAAGTATTGACCTAAGAAAACTGTCATCAACGGCGAGGGCAGCATATTACATTAACAATAAATAAATTTTAAAAAATGGGAAAATATCAAATTTCAAAAAAGCGTGATTTTGCTACTGACATAATTATCACAGGGGATACTTATGCAGGTATACACGCAATGCCCTATGTAACTGCTGTTGTCAGAACGCCTGATACGGTTGCTAAAGGCTATGTAAGAACAATAGATGGTTTAACAAAAAGTGCAGTTATTAATAATATTGCATCTGCAAATCCTGTTCAGGCTGCAGGTTGTGATTTTGATGATACAACTACAATTTCTACAACAGAGCAAGTTCTAACTTTAACTGACTTAAAAGTAAACGAACAAATTTGTAGAGGAACTGTGTTTCCAACTTGGATGGGGCAAGGAATGGATAGAAATGGTAACTTACCACAAGCGTTCTCTGACTTCTTATTACAAGTTGTTGCGGGTAAAGCTGCTGCTCAATTAGAGATCGGAATATGGCAAGGTTCTTCACCTTTCGGTGTTGGTTTCTTATCTGACGATGGAACACAAGATGAAGCGGGTGCTGATGCAAGTGCATTAAAAGACTTTACAGAAGTAGATTTTGCAGATGCTTTAGCTGCTAGTGATATCATTACTGACTTAAATTCAGTATATGCTTCGGCTGCTGCTAATTTACCACAGATTCTGACAAAACCTGGTTTTGGTTTTTATATGAATGCGCAGACTTACTCATTCTATTGTCAAGCATTAGCTTCTGCTACTACTTTTCAAGGATTAGGCGCAGCAGGTAGCTTTGATGCTTTAACATATATGGGTTTTCCAATTTACGTTTGTCCAGGAATGTTTAATGACGTAATTGTTGCAACTTATCCTGAGAACTTAGTATTTGGAACTAACAACTCTACTGACTGGACTGAGGTTAGGTTAATTCCTGCATACGAATACGATGGGAGTGACAACGTAAAAATTGTTATGAACTTTGCAGTCGGTGTTCAAGTTGCAGTAGCAACAGATGGTGTATACGGATCAACTGTTTGGTCTTAATAGATACTTTAAATGGGGGGTTGCAATACACCCCCTTTTTATTAACTTTTTAATACAATAATAATTATGGCTTGTGACTTAACACTCGGAAGATTAGTAGACTGTAAAGATGCGGTAGGAGGACTCAAACAATTTTGGATTTTACCAAACTATTGCGGCAATATAGAAGCTTGTGCTACTATTTCTGCACTTGAAATGACAGATGCAGATTTTGCTGATTGGGATACTTATGGCGATCCAACAGGATCAAAACAAACATTATTGCAATATGACTTAAGACCAAATGTCAGTTCATTGTCTGTAGCATTTAATTCTGACCCTGCTACGGGAACTTCATTTTGGACACAAACCTTGTCTGTGACTTTACAAAAACTTGACCACGATGCTACAAATCAATTGAAATTAGCTACATACAATAGAAGTCAGATATTTGTTCGTGATGCAAACGATAGCATCTTTTTGCTTGGAATGAATAACGGATGCAATATCACAAGTGGAACAATGGCTACGGGTGCGGCAAAAGGAGATTTAAGCGGATATACGCTAGAATTTGTAGCAGAAGAAAGAGATCCACCAATACAAATAGAGCAAACTGCCGGACCATCAACTGCGAATTACCCTTGGGATAATTTAGATGATTATGCGTCAATTGCTTTTGTTTTGGGAACTTAATCGTTACTCAATACAGAAAGAAAAGAAGGGGTTTTATTACCCCTTTTTTTTATTAAAAAAAACAAATAACCTATATTTATATTTATAATAAACACACTATGGCTTGGAAATTAAAAAAAGAATGGGAAGGTAAAAGTATTGATTCACTTAATATACCTTTAGATGACCTAACACAAAAACAAATAGAAGGACTTAGAGAACATATTAGAAACAACTTATTTATAGAAGATAAACCTAAAAAGAAGAAAAAGGATGTTCAAGTTGAAGGAGAAATATAATAAACCAGATGTTGTATTTGCAGACTTAAATGAATTAAGTGAGCAGGAACAACAGATGGTTAAAGATAACTATATGGATGTAATTGGTAAATACTTTGATTTGATATGATACAGCTATTAAGGGCAACAACAACTACAGCAAACTCGTTTAACCTAAATATTTACGATAAAATGACTAATGCTGACTATAGGTCATTATTGACTTTTACAAGCCAAGCGTCAGGAAATAGCTTTACCTCAATGCCTTTTAGTTCCTCTTACACAAAAAAAGAAAGATATGTGTCTTTTATTTTTTATGCTTCTACAGGCTTAGCACCCACATTGGGTTTTGTAACTTTTGGTAACACTGATTTGCCTTATGGGTTTTATGATGTTACAATATATCAAAATTCATCGAACGCCAACATTGATCCAACAGGGTTAACAGTAATTTGGGAAGGCTTAGCTAATTTAAAACAGTCTGGTAACCCTGCTGTAGAGTATACGAACTATGATACTAACGATGCAGATACAGAGTCTGTATATATAACATTTTAATATGTTGCAGTTAAAAATATATAAAAAGGATGCAGGGCTTTTAAGAAATAATTTTTTCTATCTACAGCTACAGGATGAATGGATAACTCAAGACCCTGACACAAAAATAGTAAAATATGATGCTGTAAGTCAATATACAGGAAACACACAGTCAGGAGAATTTTCAACAGTAGATGAAAATGATAGATACTGGAAAATTAATCTAAAAACCACAAGAGGAACATCACCAGCACCAAGTCCACCAGAACTTTTAGAGTGGGGAACAACAGACTTTCCTTTGGGTTTTTATGATATAACTTTATATCAAGATATAAGCGGTGAAAAAAATATACTTTACACAGGAACTCTTAATCTAACAGTAGATGAAACAAATGAACTTTTTAAAGGAACACCGCCCGTAGAATACACCGAATATACTACTAACGATGCAGACACAGAAAGCATCTATTTAACAAATCCATTATGAATTTAAATTTAGTAAAATTATCACATTATAATATTCCGCATTTAGTGGAAAAATCTAATCAAGACTGGGTAAGTTTTGGAGAGGATAATCTATATCCTAATTATCTATTAGAACTATTCTTAGGTAGTGCAATCAATGGTGCATTAGTTAAGTCAATAGGTGCAATGATATATGGAGAAGGATTAGCCGCTACCAATGCAGACGAATCAGAATCAACAAAAGAATCTTATTTACGATTAACAGAGTTATTACACAATTCTGATGATGATGTTTTAAAAGACTTAGCAATGGACTTAAAGCTATTTGGTGGGTGTTATGTCAACGTGATATGGTCAAGAGATAGAAGCAAGATAGCGAAAATGAAACATATACCTGCACAATACATCCGTTCTGGTAAAATGATAGATGGAGAAGTAGATACTTATTACTATTCTGCTGATTGGTCTAAATCTAAGAAGTCAGAATACCGACCAAGACCTTACGCTGCTTTCAATACAGAAGATAGAACACAGGCATCTCAAATTCTGATGATCCGAGATAAAAACCCTGCTTTGTTCTATGGCTTTGCACCTGATTATGTAGCTGCTACTGATTGGATTCAAATGGAATTAGAAATAGCACAATTTCACCTATCTAATATCACAAGTGGTATGACACCATCAATGCACGTTGGTTTTTCTAACGGAATCCCAACAGAAGAAGAAAGAAGAACAATAGAAAGACAATTGAATGCTAAATTTGCAGGTAGTGGAAATGCAGGTAAAATACTAATCACTTTCAATGACGGAAAAGAAACAGCACCTATTATAGAACCTATCCAAATGAATGATGCACAGTCAGCTTGGGAAGGTATGTCAAAACAAGCCGTTAATCAAATCTTGGCGGGTCATAGAGTTACTTCACCTAT